TAACTCATTAGACAAAGGTGGAAGAAATTTTAAAAAATTATACGATGATTCAGACGTCACAAAAAGAAACAGCAATGGACAGACTCGCTCAGGATTATATAGTTTGTTCATACCTATGGAATGGAACTACGAAGGCTACATTGATTCTTATGGATTACCTGTATTCGAAACACCTAAAAAACCAGCAAAAGATCCACAAGGCTCTTTAATAAAACAAGGTGTTATAGAATATTGGGATAATGAAGTAGCTGGATTAAAAGGCGATCAAGATGGTTTAAACGAATTTTATAGACAATTTCCAAGAACCACCAAGCATGCGTTTAGAGATGAATCTAAACAATCATTATTTAATCTAACAAGAATATATGAGCAAATAGATTTTAATGAAGATTTACAAAACAGTATAAACGTAACTCAAGGTAATTTTCAGTGGGAAAATGGAGAAAAAGATACTAAAGTAATATTTATTCCTAACAATAACGGTAGGTTTTATATTACTTGGATTCCAGATATATCTTTGCAAAACAGAAGATATAATAAAAACGGAATTAATTATCCAGGTAATGAGCATATAGGTGCTTTTGGATGTGATCCTTATGATATATCAGGTACTGTAGATAAAAGAGGTTCTAATGGATCATTACACGGTTTAACTAAATTTAGCATGGAAAATGCACCGCCAAATCATTTTTTCTTAGAATATATTGCAAGACCACAAACTGCAGAAATATTTTTTGAAGATGTATTAATGGCTTGTG